TTAAAACTAAATCCAGGTTCTCCTGTCTTTAATGCTTGTTTACAATTCTCCAAGAAAACAGGATTTTTAGGATCAAATTTCCAGGAATCATCATAATTGACAGAGATATTAGTCATATCTAATGTTGCTGGGAAGTTAAAATCTTCTGTCTTTAAATTACGTATCTGTGGAGTCCAATTTTTTGCCTTTAAAAAGTCCTGTATATCTTCGTGTTGCCAATTCAATGAGGCGTAAATAGCAGACCTCCGTGATCCCCCTTGCATAACGCCACGACCAACTTCGTTTATCATCTGCATCAGAGGTATTGGACCTGAAGATAAGCCACCAGTACGACTTAATGGTTTCCCTGAAGGTCGTAGAATGCTGTAGTCTATTCCAATACCACCACCAGTCATAAGACAACTCACAGCTCTTTGTGTTAAATCTGCCCATTCTTCCCTCGTATCATGCTCTGCTCTTAGCAGATAACAGTTATTAAAATATTGATTCTTTCTACCAGCGTACCATAGGTAACGCCCACCAGGAATAAATTTAAATTCTTTGATATATTGAGTTAATTGTTGTCTATCATCTTTAGACATCAAAGCATTACGATTATCCCAATTACCACAAACATGATCAACAACACGTTCTGCTAGTGCTCCCCAAGTATCATCAGGACCTTGAGCATACTTAACTTTAAATATAGTTTCACTGAATGGATTATTAAAATAAGATTTAATCATTCTTTTTATAATCTTTTACTTCTAATTGCCATTCATCATTCTTAATTTTATTTAACATATCTTTTTTTATTTTTCTTTCTTTATGTTTTTCTTTTAATTTAGGATCTTGTTTTTTCTTATCTAAATTAATCAGAGTCATCATCTTCTAAATCATTTTCAAAGTATTCAATCTTATCTTCAATCTTATCTTTAAATCTAGAAATTAAATCCTCACTACTTATATCTAGAATTTCCATCAATGTTATTTCATCAATTTTTAATAGATCCTCACAAATTTCTTCAAATGTTTTCAATATATTTTTTACATACCCCCCATGACTCTGGGAATCTCATATCAAGATGATAGGCAATTTTATTAGCAACATCTTGTGTTTCTTTTTGTGTATGTGGATCTAAACGTAGGTTACACACACGTATAAATGCAAGTAGTGATCCTGACCATATCCACTCTGTCATCATATTCTGTGGAAGAATCATTCTTGCTTGTTCTGGACATAAACCATCTGATATTAGCTCATTATATACTGATAAATTGGAAGCACATGTGTTTTTTGACCATATATTTAGATCATATAAAGGTTGATTAGGATCAAAAATTCCATCACTACCTTGCTTAGAATTTTTAGGTTTGCCTCTCCATTCTTTTGGGAAAAAGAATTCAGGTTCTTCATCTACATATCTACGAGAAACCTCATTCCAAGCAAGACCTACTTGATGCTTACCAAGTTGTCTTGCAATAAAAATAGGTGCTTTGATTCTAAAAGATAAGAATGCATGTGCAAATGGTAAAACATGATTATGATCTGCTAAATATTTCAATAATTTCTGATCTTTATCAGATACATATTCAACAGAAGGATCATCATCGTCATACATATAATAACTTTTTTTATTAAACGAAACTCTAGCAGCATTGACTACAGATAAATCTGTACCCATGCTGTCTATGAGTTCCACTTTACAATCACTGATCTTCATATTCTTTTATTGTCTTAATAGGATTACCATCTTTATTACAAATCATAACTACTTCTGTGGATGCACCAATGTGATATACTTGTCCTGTGTATATATCTTTGCAGTATGAATACATTCCATCTATATGATGGAAATGTAAATCTTTATATATCTTTGGTGCTCCTGGAGGAGTATTTACTTTTTCATCATATATACGAATGTAACAATTTCTAGGTACATTATATAGGTTCATTAACGATTATCTCCAGATCCACCTATAGTTTTCTTTACTAAACGTTCTGAAAGTTTTTCAAAATTCCAACGTAGGATAGTCTCAAAGTCATAACCTAAAGCTTCTGCTAATCTAGCAATATACCAGCAACAATCCCCTAGTTCTGCTCCAAGTTGTTTTGGTTCAAACAAACCATCACGAATTATCTTCTTAACTTTACCTGCAACTTCACCAGCTTCTGAAGATAAACCTAAAGCTAGATACACTAGCTCTCTGTTATCTCCTGTACCTGCACCTGGATAGATAGCAGTGTCAATAGTTTTCTTTTGATACTCATTTGCATTCATTAATTGTTTTCCTTAAAAGGGTAAGGGTGAAAGATAGAATCTTGTTCATCTTTAATAGGATTTATTTGGTTTTGCTGTGCTGAACATTTAGTGCAATAATACGGAGATGGTGGTACGCATCTGTCAAAACCATTATCAGGAATACCATTACATCCAGGACAAGTTAAATCATTTATAAATTTATTTTTCCGTAACTGTAATTCAGAACGGAGATAAACAACAGCATCTAGTAGTTCTTCATAAGTTTCTTTTATGAAATCTTTTTTAGTCTCTGGAGTTAAAGGGACACCATACTGTTTCATACCCCATTTGTTTCTTTTCTTCATGTCTTTAATGACATATTTCCAACTATTTTTAGCCATATTTCTCTCGTAAATATCGTAGGGATACAAACATCTCATCAAAGGAACCATTATTAACTTCATTTAACATAATGAGTCCTCTCCAGTGATTATTTGTTTGTATGTTTAAATAACCTTCTTGGTGTTCATAACAACTTCCTGCGATGATGCATGTGATGTTTGTTCCATCAGCTTTCTTTCCATAGGCCACCTGTCTGCCTTGTTGATGACCAGCAATACAAGACATATGTAATTTGCTAACCATACAGGAAGCAGAAGTAATAGGCCGGCCAAAAATACCGGAGGGATAATAATGACAATAAGCAATGTTATCCACAATGACAGGAGAAAGAAAGCCATGTACTTCCCACTGTTTATAAGGCAAGTCTTCATATGATATTAAACCTTCAAGTTTGGGATCGTTGTTAATGGCACGTTCAATTCTTTGTTCGTGATTCCCCAAGGTGAGAACGAGTCTTGGTTTATATTGCTTCTCTTTATTCTTCTTTTTAAGTATGTTGAAATTAACCAAAGGCGCAAGTAGCAGATCCATTCCTCTCTGTGCTGCATCTATATCCTTTACATATCGTTGTCCCTCAAAGGACTTCTTACCTATATCATAAGATGATAGAGAAGTCATATCAGCAAAGTCGCCTAATTGGATAATTACATCTGGCTTTTTGTCCACAAGAAAATGACCAATCGCAGTTAAATAAGATAAATCCTCGCTATGTCTAATTTGGGTATCTGGAATGACACAATGTTTAATAGACATATCTGGCTGCCTTTATCAAATTTTTATTTATATCTTTATAGGGCATTATTCATCTAACCATTCTTTAATTATATCATAATCCTTAATAGAACAATAGGGAAATCCATGTTTTTTAGCCCATTCACCATGAGTGGTTTTCATACCACCACATAGTTTATCTTCATCTAAAAATACAAATCTTAAATCTAAGTCAGGATTCTGTTTTTTAATTAGTATATATTTCTGTCTTTCTGCATTATCTGACAGATAACCTTTACTTTCAATATGAATATTATTATGTGGAAATGACCAGTCTACTGTATATTTATGTTGTGACTCTGGAATTATATAAGGAATTACAGTAGTTTCATAAGTATATGGTATGTTTAAATCATTTAATATATATTCAAATTTCTGTTCTAATCTAGATCTTCGTTTGTTAATCAAATTTAAAACCATTCATGATAACAATCAGAACAAGCAAAGAAATTAATATCTCCATATTCATCCTGCTCTTCTTTTTCTTTTGGATAGCAGGAATCATCATTAACTCTATACATTGCATTAGTAGAACCCCAATCTGAATCATGTCTTACTGCATAAACAGCAGTACTTTTACAACTAGGGCAATAAGTTTTAATATTCATTATGCACACTTAGGTTGATTATCTAAAATATTAACTAAGTCAGATGCTGATTTTTTATCAGTGTAATGACCATTCCAATCCCATTGAATAGGATACCATACGTCATCATCTGGTTCATGATAAGCACCATTTATATATCGAGATTCAAAGACATCATAAATTCTAACATCAGATCCACCTCTTGTTTGCATTGCTCTGGTAAAATCAAGTTTTGTCTGTTTACCCACAATTCTCCTTTATTTCTCAAGATCCACAAGCAACAAGCATTCATAACAAAACGTTTAGGATCATTATATAATTTATATACAATGTCAAACATCTCCTGTTCTGTTTTTGTATCCTTTAATAACTTCTCTGCTTTTACTGGACCAATTCCCTTAATACCAAAAATGTAATCACTTGTATCACCAATCAACATTTGTTTATAAAAGAATTTTAATGCTGTCAATTGGTTTACATAGTAGCATAGACCTTTAACAAAATTATAATGCATTCCTGGAATCATGTCAAGATCTTTATCAATAGTACAGATCACTGTGGATTCTGATTGATTCCAACCTAGAGCATCATCAGCTTCATAACCATCAATTACTTCAGCTCCTAATACATCTTGTAAATACCATTCTAATTCTTTTACTTCTTGTGGTTTTACTAAGTCTTTTCTGTTGGCTTTGTAATCAGGATTAATTGATGTTCTGAAATGTGGTATTAGTTTTCCTGATAGAAATATTCTTATATCAGGATCATCTAAGGTTGTTACTATTCTTTGTATAAATAAAGAACAGGAATGGTAATAAAATCGCATGTCACCTGGCTTACAATTAAATTTCTTAGTTCCTGTTCTCCAAGCTACAATGTCACCATCAATAAGTAGCATTTACCAACGACTTCCTAGTTGTTGTGTAGGAGGATTAATTTTAATGTCTGGAATGAAGTTATGCTCCTGTTTTCCACAGTTAGCAGAACCACATTTGGGACATCTTACAATTTCCTTTTCGTTTTTAAGTGTGCTAAATAAATGACCACACCAAAGACAAATAAGATCAGTAACATCAAACAATGTAATCTTCTTCATCAGAAGAATCTACTGGTGTTGGGACATTATTACCAAATACAAAATCAATATAATTCTGAGCTACTACTTTAACATTGTCAGGATCAATACCAGCAGCTAGTGTATTAACAGCATTAGTTAGTGAGGATTGACGAATGATGAATAGTTGTTTTTGATCATCCTTCTGATCATAAGATTGCTTTAAAGCTGGTTTAGCAGTATTTACTGGTTTCTCATCTTCTGGAGGGCTTTCTTCAATATTGGTCCAATCCCAAAAACCACCTTCATTCTTTTCTCGGGCAACATAGAAAACATCCCCTTTACTAGCAGTTTCTAGTGTATCCATGACCTCTTTACTACCAAAAGGCATGATCTTTTTGTTTTCTATTTTGTCTTGATATGATTTGTTTTTATAAACAACATCAAGGAATTTATATGGTTTCTTAGTTTTGGTCATACCTTGACCAACATCAACTGAAACGATTTGAATGCAGAGTGTAGACATATTATTATTATTCTCCTATAGAATATATTCTTTTAATTCTAGTAAATTATGACCGACCTTAATCTCTTCTTTGATTGGAATGTTCCAATCTAGATTGAAATGTTGTGATAAAACTTTTGGTACGTCCCGGAATATTTTAGAAAAAAGACGTGCAACAGGTTCTACATCAACTTCAGGTGAATCAACAATAATAGAATCATGAACTGTACTAATTAATTTACTGTTACTTAATTTTGCTTGATCTAATTTGTGTTTGGCCATTACACGGATCATAGCTACAACATCGGCACCTAAGCCTTGGTTTGGGTGATTGGTAATATCTGATTCGTTATATACTAATCCTTTGTATGTTTGTTTTGGTTTAAACTCATGTACTCGTCCAAATGGACTAATGATAAATCCCTGTCTTATTGCTTGTTCAATAAATAGTTTATGAGTTCTATAGATACCATTATACTTTGTATAATAAGAATCAATTACAGACTGCCAATAATCAACACTAGAACTAACAGAGGTGAAATCAGGGTCTTTAGAATACGCATAGGCTGTACCTCTATAAATCCACATACGTACCTTATGTTTCCATAAGGATTAGACTATATCATCACCCATTACTGGGTGCTAGGCGCTTCGGGGTGGTAGCCCCTACTCCCTGTCGGGATAGTCGTTGCACCTTCTTAATCTAGGTCTAAATAGAAATAAATTAAGCTTGGCTCAGGATTGTCCTCGACTTTACGTTAGGAGTTTCCCTGAGTTCACCTAGTTTTTCGATACACATTACTGTGTAAAGCCGCTGAATTTAACGGAAAAGAAAGATCTTAGA